ATATTAAATCGCTAATGTCTAGAGAACTTTTTAGTCAAATAATAGGTCCGCTTAACAAAGGTGTAAATCAACAAGCGGATAGTTTTGTTTTACCTGGATTTGCAAAGGTATTAGAAAATGGTAATTGTGATTTAGTAGAAGGTTTAAAGAAAAGACTAGGAAGTGTACCGTTAAAACGTATAGATACATTAACTAAAAATTCAGGTGGTAATACTTTAGTAGGTACTATTAAATGGGATGAAGCTTGGTATTTTGTATATAACAGAAGTACAACAGAAAGATTTATTTTAATAATTGCTGATGATAGTAGAACTGTTACACGCACAGGTAACACAAGTAATAATTCTGCTGTAATTCAATCAGTAAACAGTATGTCAGATCTTTTTATAGGATCTATTGTTACTGGAAATGGTATACCTGCAAATACGACAATTGTTGATATTGACGTTTCTGGATCACGATTAACTTTAAGTAACAACGCTACAGCTACAGCAAATGGAGTCAGCTTAACTATTGAATCTAACTACACTTTTGCAACTGGAGTATCTAACGTAGAACCTATATCTGGAATATTACCTACAATTGTTCCAGTAGAACAAACTTTTGCAGGTGTAACAAATACAAATTTAGAATATCTTCGTGGATCAGGTAGAGCAAGAGATAGATTTAGAGCTACTTCATTTCAAGATTTTGTTTTTGTAACTAATATTCAAAAAAATACAACATACGACAGCACAGAAACTTTAACAAGATACAACATTGGATATATTAGTAATGCTTACGTTCCTATAAAAGCTCAAATATGGGTAAAATTAGTCGATTACAATACCAAATATGCTGCCACTATTGAATTAGATAACGGAGCTACAATATCTGCAAATATAACAACTGCAACTTTAGCTTCTGGAACTGCTGTTAGTACACAAACAATTGCAACAGATTTAAAAAATGCTCTTGATACAGCAGATACGTCTAACCATTTAACATTTACTGTTAATGATTCTCAAATATTAATAGGATTATCAAGTGCCTCTAGGTCATTTAAAAGTTTTGTGGTTGCTGACGCTAGAGGTAATACACTTATGTCTGGTTTTTCTAGTCAAATAACAAGTGTTGTTGAACTACCTAATACATCATATGAAGGTTATCAAGTTATAGTAGCCCCAGATGGAGCTGCTGATCAAAGTTCATATTATTTAAAATTTAACGCAGAAAATACAACAGTTAACGGTACATATGGTAGAGGCACATGGGAAGAAGTAGGAGGATGGGGAACTCCTGGAAAATTAGATGATGATACAATGCCTCATTCTTTTGTGTATTACAGAAATGATACAGGTCTTGTAAGATTTACTTTTCAACCTTTTACTGGCAGTAATTATACAGATGGTAGTACAACGATAGCAATACCAGGATGGACGCAAAGATTAGCTGGTGATGCCGATGAATTACCTGGTCCTTCTTTTGTTGGTAAACCAGTTAGTGATATAGTATTTTTTAAAAATCGTTTTGGAATAATAAGCGGTGAAAATATAATACTTAGTGAAGCTGGTGATTATTATAATTTTTGGCAACAATCAGCTTTACAAGTTTTAGATACTGATCCAATAGATTTAACTGCTGTTAGTAATGATGTAACGGTATTAAATTATGCTTTACAGCAACAAGATGAATTAGTCTTATTTTCTAATGAAAACCAATTTAGACTTTATTCAGGTGATAACGTAACCTTTTCTCCTGAAACAGCCTCTGTAGGACGTATAAGTTCTATAAGCATGGAAACACAGGTTAAACCTCAACAGGTAGGTCCACAGGTTATATTCCCTGTTAAAGAAGGTGATTTTACTGGTATTCATACTTTTATAACTACAGATAGAACGGTTGGTATTAACTTAGGTCAAACTGCTGTTATTACAGAAACTATACCTAAATACATTCCTAAAAATGTAGACTCGTTAGCTGTTAGTCGTACTGATCAATATTTAGTAATTCTTAGTAAAGATGATCCAGATGCATTGTATGTGTATCAATTTTTTTGGGAAGCATCAGGAGGTTCTTTAACTAATAGACAAAATGCTTGGTCTAAATGGCAATTTACAAATAAAACTATACATTGGTGTGAATTTGTTGAAGGTACATTATATAAAATTGCTAAGTATACAGAGGATGGAACTGTTAAATATTATTTAGAAGGGGTAAATGCCTCTAGACCACCACAAGAAGAATCAGAATTATTTTTGTTAGATCGTCAATTAGCTAGTTCTATTACTACTGATTTAGGTGCTGTAACATTTAGTTATAATGGTGCTACTAATAAAACTACAGTTAATTTACCTTATTACACAGTTAATCCATCTCAATTTGTAGTTATTAAAAAAGATAGCTCAGATGCTAATGAAGCTAAGAAAAGATGGATAACAGCAGCTTCAGTACCTGCTGGAGTTAATACTTTTGTGTTAGATAGTTTAGGAGATTTTTCTAATAGTTCTTGGATATTTGGTGAAAAATTTACTTTTACTTTCCAACCACCACAATTAATGCCTTATAGTAAAACAGCTACTGACAACACGTTTATAGGTAATCGTACTGGAAGATTACAGTTAAGATACTTAGATGTCTATTATAATGATTCTAGGTATTTTACTGTAGAGGTTACTCCTAAATTTAGATCTAAAGTAATTTATGAATTTGATAGAAGAGATCCTCTAAATGCAAACATTGTGTTAAGTCAAGTGTCTGATTTTGAAGAATCAAAATTTCGTTCATACATACAAAGTAAAAATGATCAAGTTGTTGTACAAATTATCAACGACAGCATAGATCAAGCTAAGTTTGTAGCTTTAGAATGGACAGGGTTATACTTTGATAAAGCGAGGAAATATCAGTAATGCAAGCACTTTCTAGTTTATTTACACCTGAAGCTGGAGGTATAATAAACTTTGGTATGAATATTATGGGTGCAGCAGCTCGTAAATCAGCTACTGCTATAGAATCTTGGCGTAAATGGGAAGCTGATTCTATAAGAGCTATTAGACAATCAACTGCTACTAATAAAGCTAATTACAGAGCTTATCAAGTTGATATGACCAATTGGTTATCTAAATCAAAATATACTGCTGAATTAAGACAATATGAAAATCAATTAGCTACTGATCGTGCAAAGTTAAAAACAGAAACTTCTATAAATGCTATGGAAGCTTTAGGTAAAAAATATGCAGATTTAGATGCAAGATATTACGAAGAAGAAGCATCTGACACTATAAAATTAGAATCTTTAAGAACTAAAGCTATAGCAGATGGAGTAAAGGTTATTGCTAGTGGTCAAGCTGGTAGAAGTGTAGAGCGTATATCAAATACATATCATCAACAATGGTTACAAAATGCTAGTAATCGTCAAATAACTAGAAACTTTAGAATAGGAGATAAATTATCAGCAATGCGAGCTGCTAATGCTGATGCTATGAATAAAACTAATTCAGTTACTTTATATAATCCAAGACCTTACAATGATCCTGTTCAACCTTTAGCACCTATGCCAGCAGAAACTTATCTACCTAAACAACCTAAAGTATCAGGTGGTTTAAGCTTAGTAGATGTAGCTGGAGCTGCTGTAGGAGCTTACAATACATATATGGAAATGCGTCCTCCAGCTATGGGTGGGGGAGGCGGTAATGAATCCCAAGATGAAAGTGGAGGAGATGAAGGAGGTGGTGAAGAATGACAAATAGTTTTGGTATAACACCACAAAGACAGTTAAGGGATACATTTGTAAAACCTGAACAAAAAGATAGAGCACAACCTGCAACTCCTGAAATGACACCTCAACGTAGAGGTGGACAGTTATTAGATTTTCAAAATTTTGTACCTGATCAAGCTTTAGAACAAAGAGTACAATCTATAGAAAACTTTGTAAATCAAGCTAATAAATTAACAGGTACTTTAGTAAAACAAGAATCAGAAAAACAAGTAGCAGATGCAGAAAGGTTATTTGATAAAGTAGCTCAATATCAATTAGATAGTTTAGAAATAGGTGAAGTAGCTAAACAGTTAAGAAAGAAAGGTGAAAATAATTTAGCTGATGAGGTAGTAAGAAGTAATCCTTGGTTTAGATTTGGTTGGTTACAACAACAAGCTTCTTTTGCAGGTCAAGATACTATTTATAGAACTTATGATTTTGTAAATGCTAATATGGGAACTTTGTCGCAGATTGAAGATCCGACAGAAGTATCAAGAAAAGTAAATGAATATGCAACTAAATATTATGAGAAAAATTATCCTGGTATTCCGAATCAAATGTATTCGGCAAATGTTGCACCTATATTATCAAAAGGTTTACCTAGATTACTTGAAGGTATAAGAGATGAACATAGAAAATATCAATTAAATTTTTTAACACAAAAAGCATTACAAAGTCAATATTCTGCTGTTTCTGAATGGACTAGAAATACAAATGATTATAAAAGTGTAAAAGGTTTATTAGAATCAAGAATACTTTTAAATAGTAATAATGATTTATTAGTAAATAAATTATTAGCTGCTAAACGAGATGCTATAAATAGTGGTTTAACTTATGACCAATATCGTAGTAGTGTTGAAATACCTTTTTTAAAGAAATTTCCTATTGATTTAAATAACGATGGTATAAGCGATATAGAAGATAAAGGTTTATTAACTGAATTTAAAAGAGCACTTGCAAATGTAGAATTAGATGGTTTACCTGGTCAAAAATTATTAGATCAAATAGATCCAGAAACAAATCTTACTTTTAGAAGTTTAATTACAAATGCATCTAATCAAGCTATACAAAATGAAGTAAGAATGAATACTGCCTTACAGCAATCAATTACTTTAGATAATAAAAGACTTAAAGATGATGGACAATTACATCTAAGAATGATAACAGAGGGTTTAGATACTAGTGAAGCTTATTTAGCTAAAAGAGAGTTTCTTGACCAAGTAATAGAAGCTCAGAAATCAGGTGGAACAGTAAAAATGCATATATACAACACAGAAACAGGAGTTGTAGAATTAACAGATGTACCTATACCTAAATACCTTGATATAGAAGATTTTGAATCAAAGGTTATAGATAAACAGTTAGGAGCAACAGTAGATATAGATACTTACAATGCTGATTTAGCAAGAATAACTACTATAGGAGCACAAAATCCTAATGCAGATTTTTCAGATATTTTATCAAACTATGAAAAAGGTGGTAAACAATATAATAAATTAGCTGAAAAAATACAAAAAATTAAAACTAATTTTGCAGCTAAAGATTGGAATCCTAGTTTAAAACAATTAGGTACAAAAATGGAAAAAATAGCTAAAACAATAAATGAAGAATCTTTAGAAAATTATTTTAAAGAAAATTCAATTACAAGTAAAAGACAAAGAAAAGTAATTACAAATAATTTTAAAAATGCTTATAGCAATTATCAAAAATCAGAAGCATATGATTTAGCTATTAAATATGGAAGAAATAGAATAGCCGATGCAACAGCAGAAGAACTTCAAGATCCTACTTGGTGGAACTCTGTTGCAGAAGATTTATCTAAACATTTACAATCAGACAGCTATTTTACAGATCCTAATCAATTTACAGGTGCTAATAATATTGATTCTGAAAAAACTTTAATGGTATATCAAAGAAACGATAATGGTGCAGTAGTAGGAAATGTAGATCGTGTATATACTAACGAAGATTTTTTATCTGCAAATTCTAAATTAGTTAAAAGTGAAGCTTTAACAACTATGTTTAAAAGTGAACCAATGATAAATACAAGTACAGTAGAAAATTTATTATCAGCTTTATATACAGATAAAAATAGTTTTACACCTACAGCAGTTAACGATCTTAATGAAGGATTTAAATTAGCTAAAAGATTAAATGAAGGTTTAACTTTAGAAAACTTTTTAAAAGGTCAATTTAGTGATGGAGTTTTTCAAGTTGATTCTGGAGATTTAGAATTTAACTCACAAAAATTTAATCAATTAAGAAATAAATTAATGAATGTTACTGTTAATCGTTCAACAATAATAAAAGATCATGGTGAAACTACTACTGGTGGTAATTCAGGTATAAGTTTTCACATTGAATCTAAAACATCTGGAGCTAAAAAACCTTTATCAATAAATATTCCTGTAAAAATGCAGATTACTAATGTAGCTTACGATGAAGGTAATTTAGGTCATTATTCAGAAGCAGTTGTACTTAATAATGGTAATGGTTTAAAAAAAGGAGATATTATAAGGTTATCTCATGCTCAAAACTTTAAAGTAAAAGTTGGTGAAGTATATCAACCAGGACAAGTTTGGGGTACTCAACACTCACAATCTAGTTATTCGCCTAGTATAGATGGAGGTACTGGATTTCATTTATTTCTTGATATAAGAAGAAAAAATGAATATTTTCCTCAATACCAAGATCCTTTACCACAACACGTTACTAATGAAATTTTTAACAAATTTCTTAAAAATCGCTTATCACCATAATGCCTTATAAAATTTTTCCAGATGGTTCTTATAAATATGGAGATACTCTTGATGAAGCTCAAGAGCCTTTTGAAGGTTCTAATGTACAAATAGAGCAAGAATCAACTGTACCAACAGGAGAACAAGAAATTGTAAAAGAAGAAAAAGAAGAAGAGAAAAAACCTAGTTGGGTTAGTGAGACTTTAAAAACTTTAGGATCAATGATTACACATATACCAGAAACGGTAACTGTGGCTGGTCAAAAATTAGCACAATCAACTCCTGAGTTTGTATTACAAGGTTTTGCATCTGGAGCTGCTGGAGGTTATGTTGATCCTAATCTTATGCTTATACAAAAAGCACAAAGAGAAGGTAAGCCAGTAAAAGAAGTTCTTGAAAAACAATTAGAAGAAGCAGAAAAAGGTCAAATAGCTGCAAGATTTAATATTTCACCTCCTACAGAAAATGGTGAATTTTATAAATTAGGAATATCAAAAGATATACCAGTTTTAGGTGCTTTTTCAGATGAAGGTAAAATATACAAAGCATTTGAACCAGAAACAGAAACAGGTGAATTTATATCTGATTTAGGTCAACTTATAGTTTTATCTTCTATTATGCCTCAAGGTAGTCAAGTCTTTGGCTATGGTACTACTACAAAAACAGCAGCTTTAAAAGCTTTTGCTAAACCTAACAAAAAACATTTATTAGGATTAGGTTTAAAAATATTTAAAGGTATAGGAGCTGAACTACCTCAAGATTTTTTAGAAGAACTATATTTATTTGCACCTCCAGATCCTACTGATGATCAAGAAGCTGAAATAAATAGAATACTAAATTTAAATGATTCAGAAGTTAAATCAGCAGCTATAGATTTATTACTTTCAGATACAGATGCTGAAGCTGAATATTATGCAAATTATGGTGAAAACCTTAAAGGAGGTATGGCAGGTGCATTTGCTTTTCGTGGTATATTAGCTTCAGTAAATAATTTATTTAGATTACACAAAGCTAAAAAACTTAAAAATTTAAAATTAACAGAAGCTGATGTAGATAAAGCATTAAATAAACCTATTAATGATGTAAAAGTAAAAGTAGAGGAAGCACAAACAAAAGGTTTAGAAGAACAAAGAGAAAATGAATTATACGAATATAATTCTACATTTAACGGTATATATCAAGAATCATTACCTAATTTAAATAAAAAGATAACAGGTTTACATCAAGGTGATTTAGCTATACAAAAAGCATTAGAAGAGGGAGAAACAGCAGCTACTAAAGCTACAGAAATTAGTGATGCAAATGTAAAAGTTACAGATGAATTAAAACGTATAAATAAACTTTTAAAAGCAAGACAAGGTTCTATAAGAGATATAAATAGAGCAGCTAGAAATAATCCTGAATATTTTAATAGCCTTACTAATAAAAGACGTTTTAATCGTTATACAAAAGATTTAGATAAATATAAGAAACGTATAGATGAATTAAAAGGTGAATCAGAACAAAGACTTATAGATTTAGAAGAACCAACATCACAAGGTCGTATAGCTTCAGCACAGTTTGATTCTTTACAAGCTAGTAGAGCTTTTGCAGTAAATGAATTTATAAATGAATTACAACCTTTATTACAAAAATTAGATAGTTTACATACAGCAAGACTTAAAAATGGTGTAAATATATCTACTTTAGATGATGATCCTTTTTATCAATCATATAAAAATGTAAAACAACTTTACGATAATTACGTTGCATTAGGTGGTCAAGGTAAAGCTGCTGGAGCAGATTTAGATCCAGGTTTAGAAAATACAAGGCAAGCTTTAGAAGTTAAATTATTAAACGGTATACAAGATGAATTTCAAAAATTAGAAGAATATGGAACTGTAGGTAATCTTGAAATAGATCCTAAAGCTTTAGAAATGGCTGCTGAAGAAGTAGGTCAACCTATGCCTAAAGCTAAAACTGATACAAAAGATGCTAAGAAAGGTGATGATAGTAGTGATGATCCTTGGTATAACAATACAGATCAAATGCCATTAAAACTTGATGAAGATGGCAGAGTAACAATAGATCCTGATGCTACTACTACAACTGGTACTACAACACAAGCACCTTTAAATAAAGAAGCAAGATTAAGACAAGCTCAAGTACGTTTAGGTTTAGGCGATTCTTATGCTAACTTACAACAGCAAAAAGGTGATGCAATAACAGATCTTGATTTAGATAAGTCTTTAGATGATTATGCAAAAAAAGAAGCTTTTTATGCTATGCAAGAACAGAAAGCTATACAAAATGGAACTAAAGTTCCTGATTCATGGGATAGGTTATCTTTAAGATCATTAGAAAGATCTGTAGGTAGATTTCCTGGATACAACCAAAGAAAATTAGCTTTGTTAGATGCTGTTAAAAATTTAAAAGGTCAACCAGATGAAGTTACAAGTAGATTTTTAAAAAGATCATATCAATGGGCGGGTAAACTAGCTAACGCAGAAGCTGAGTTTGAAGATTTATATACATTGTTAGAAACAAGAAGATTAGCTAGAGGTAAAGCTATGGCAGGTGTAGAAGATGCCATGTTTGAAACAGGTGTTTTACCTTTACAGATTGGTGTAACAAGTTCACGTTTATATAAAATTATGGGTGCTATTAGAGATCAAGCATCTAATTTAAATGCATCTGAATTACAAACATACAGAGCTTTAGCAGCTCAAGAAGCCTTAATTTTATATCAATCAGTTGGTGATTTTATGCAGCTTCGTAACTTAGCTGGTAGTTTCTTAGCTAGTTTAAGAGGCACATTTATGGCAAAGATTGCTAATAGATTTGGTAAAGCTCAAGCTAAAGTTAGACAAGGTAAAAAGGCTGATGAATTATTTGAAGAGTTTGCAGATAATGCAAATACTTTAACTGTTAAGTTAGCAGAAGATGCTAAAGATAAATTACCTACATATATAGGTTTAGATTCTAATGCTAAAAAAGTAGAAGAAATTTTAAATAAATTTACTGATCCTGATTTAACACCTACTGATTCTGATTTAAATATATTTAATAAAATTACAAGTCAATTAACAGTAGCTGGTCTTAATCCTGAATCATTAGGTTCTATAGCTATGACAGGCGATAGAATACTTTATACACAAATGATTTCTGCTGGTTTATCTAACATATCAACTCAAACAGGATTTTTACCACAAACATTTATCTATAGTGCAGCTTACGATTTAAATCAATTACTAACAGGTAAAATAAATGCAATGTGGAATAAAGTTCCTTGGATTGCAGATAAAGAAGCGTTAGCATCAGCAGTTAGAAATGAAAGAATAGCTAAACAAATGCTTCGTACTAAAACAGAAGTGTTTGGAGAAGTATTAGGTTATATGTATAAAGCAAGGCAGTTTGATCGTAGTATTATTACTGACGCTGCACAATCTATAGAAGATGCAGGTAAATTTAGAAATTCAAGAGTTAAAGATCCTTTTAGAGAACAAGAAAAATTAGATTTATTAGGTGATAAATCAAGAGTACAATTACCTGATAATGGTTTAGGTAGAGCTATACAAAAAATAGTTCCTCCTGAAAAATTACAACAAGTTAAAAATAATTTATTTGTAGATTTACTTGAATTACACGATAAATTCTTTTTAGGTGATGCTTATCAAGGTTTAGGTAAAAGTAGAGCAGGTAAATTTGCTCAATTTATGTATAAAGCTAGTCCTTCAGGTTTTGTAGATTCAGCTTTAGATAAATTAACTGGAGGTAGAATTAGTCCTCGTAAATCTAAATTAACTAGTGGTGAAAGAGTTGGAGGTACATTACCATTATTTGCATCTGAAACTAGTACAGAATTAATTGGTGGTATTCATGCTTTTGCCTTTGCTAAAGCTAAAGCTCGTATTATGGTTGAAGATATGTTAGATGGTAAAGGAGTACCAAAATTTAAAAAAGGAACTCCTGAATTTGAAGCTGAAGTAGAAAGAATATATAGAGATGACATGATGGAACCTATAAGAGTAGGTATAGGTGAAAAAGCAGAAGATGTTTCATTTGCTATTGCTGATGAAGAAGCTATGAAAGTAGCTTTAAGTTTTGACATGATGATGGAACCAGGAGATGATATTTTTGGTAAAACAAGTAAATTTTTACAAGCTGGTGGAAGAGATGAAGATTTACAATTATATAAAGCTGTACTATTTCCTTATGTAAGAGCACCATTTAACGCTTTTCAATTCCATTTATATCATTCACAATCTTTCTTAGGAACACCTATACCTGCTGGAGCTGTATTTGAAGGTATTGGAGCAGCTACTAATGTTGTTAGACAGTTTCAAAAAGTTTTAGATGGTAAACCTGGAAGTGTAGATTTAAGTCAAAAAGTTTTAGGATTTGAAAGTAAATTATTTAACAAAGATCCTAAAGTAAGAGCTGATGCTAGGTCAGCTTTAACACTAGCTACTACATTTAATGCTGGATTATTAGCGTTAATTATAAATGGAGATTTAGAAATTACAGGTGGTCAGCAAACAAACTTTAGAGAAGCTCAAGCTGCAAATATACCTACATATTCAGTTAAAATTTTAGGTCGTTGGGTTCCTTATAGATTCTTACCATTTATAGGTGAACTACTAGCTTATGGAGCAAACTATAGAGATTTTGCTAGGAAAAATACTACATTTATGAATCAAAATGTTGTTGGTACAGCCATTGTTGCTACAGCTCAAACATTTTTAGATGCACCAGCTATTGCAGGTTTAGATACTCTTATTTCTGCTATGAAAAAACCAGAAAAAGCTGAACAATTATTATTACAATATTTTGAAAAAATAGGTGGTATTAGATACACAGCATTAAGAAGTGGATTATTTAGGCACATAGTACCTTTAGTAACTGATATACCAGCATATGAAGCTCGTCCAGTAGTTAGTGCTCAACGACCAGGAATAATAGGTAAACCAAAAGAATTTACTTATGAACAAGTTGTAAATGAAGATTTAACATGGGGAGAAGGATGGGCTGATTTTTTTGATGGTGCTAAAGGTATAACTGAATTACCACTTAGATTTCTTCAAAATACTGCAAGAAATGTTGGTTTAATGCCTTTAGTAGAAGCTTTAGATGAATTTGAAATTCTTAGTGATGATGTAAAACAAGGTGATTTTAGGCAAGCACATTGGTATAAAGAAGGTGATATTACTTATGTAAGTCCTGATCAAAAAACATTATTACAAGGTATTATTGGTCGTAACTTCCCTGTACCTGATACAGCAGATATAGTTGATCGTGAACTATTTTTACACGGTATAGTTCCTCCTACTCAAGTATTTAGAAAATATGGAATCGTTGCTAATGAAACTATGGTTAATAGATTTAGAAGATTTTTAGGTACTGAATACAGAGATGAAGGTAAAAGTGTATATCAAATGTTTGAAGAAATCATAACAAACAAAGAACCTATTCCAGGATATACAGGTTTATACTATAAAGATTTAGTAACAACAGATCAAAATAGTTTAACTTTTGGAGGTAATTTAGCAGATTTAGCAGATAAGAAAGAAATATTTCCTACAGATGAAATAACCAAAAGAACTGTGTTAATGGAATTGAGATCAGATATAATTAGTAGAGCAGCAGAAATTTATCTGCGTGGTTATTACGAAACTTTGGATGATTCAGGTAATATGGTAAAAGAACCGATTGAATATGCAGCCCCACAAGATGCTAATGAGCAATACTTTAAATGGTGGCAAAACAAAATGGAAATTTAACTAATGGCATTTGCATCAAGAACATATACACCAGGCTCTTCTACAACAACTTTTGCTCTGACAACTTCAGGTGGAGATCCTATTGGTTATATACGGCAATCAGATATTAGTGTAACTGTTAATGGTAGTGTTCAAGCAGCAAGTTCATATTCTTTTTCAGGAACTAGTACTGTTGAGCAACCTAATGGTGGCAACATTGTTTTAAATGCAGGTGTAACGGGAACTGTTACGTTAACTAGAGTTACGTCAATTCAAAATGCAACGGTTACCTACACAGCAGGTTCTACATTAACTGCTGCTGACCTTAACAATGCAGATAACCAAATTAGATTTGGTCTACAAGAATTTTCTGATACGTTTGCTGCTTTAAATACTGGTACTGGAGATTTAGAAGCTCTAGGTGGCTTTATAGGTAGTAATGAGGCTTGGGCATCTAATAATACTAAAGCTGCTACTACAGGGGCTATTGATGCCAGAGTAGACAGTAAAATTGATACAGCTCTTACTACTGATGTGTCAGGTGGTGATGGAGTAACGATTGTTGATAATAATCCTGGATCTGGTCAAATAAGAGTTGATTTAGATGCTGATATAGCCACTCTTAGAAATATGCAATCAGGAGCTGCTAGTGCTCTTGCTGCGTTAACATCAACTGAATTACAAGTATTAGATGGAGCAACACTTACAACTACTGAATTAAATTATGTAGATGGTGTTACAAGTGCTATCCAAACTCAATTAGATAATAAACAGCCTATAGATTCTGAGCTTACTACTTTAGCTACAATGGCTTCAGGAACAGCAAACGCATTAAAAGATCTTACTCAAGCTGAAGTAGAAATATTAGATGGAGCTACTGTAACTACTGCTGAATTAAATGTTTTAGATGGTATTCCAGCAGGTCTTACAGCAACAGAACTTGGATATGTAGATGGTGTAACTTCTGCAATTCAAACTCAAATTGACGGTAAACAACCTTTAGATGCTGAGTTAACAGAACTTGCAACAATGTCTAGCGGAACTGCTAGTGCATTAGCTGATTTAACACAAACAGAAGTTCAAATTTTAGATGGTGTTACTGCTACAACTGCTGAAATTAATTACGTTGATGGAGTTACATCTAATGTACAAACTCAACTTAATGCTAAACAACCTCTTGCTGCACCTCTAACAACAATGTCCAGTATGCAATCTGGAACTGCATCTGTACTTGCAAGTGGAACAGCTTTAAGTGCCACAACAACTGAGCTAAACCAGCTAGACGGTAAAACTCTTGGAGAAACTACTTTAACTACTAATAGTAATACAGCAATACCAACTTCTAAAGCTGTAGCTGACCATGTAGCTGGAGCTGTAACAGCAGTTGGTGGTTTTATAGCAATAGCTAACGAAGTAGCTTTCCCTAACTCTCAACCAGCAGCAAACGTGATAGTAAGTGTTTCTGATGCAGGTGGTTTATCTATTAATAGTTCTGGAGTAGTTTCTGGAGCTACTACCGTAGGAGGTACTAGTGTAACAATAACTGGTGTACCTGCTGCGTTGTATGGTGGAGCTGCTGGTAATGCTAATCCCAATGTTTTAGCTGCTGGAGAAGGTTTACAGTTAACATCTAGTGGATCAAATCATAGTTATGCATATCATAAAATCTTAGCTACAGAAACAGATGTAGCTCAACTTTCAGGTCAAATAAATGATTTTAATGAAAGATATAGATATGGAGCACAGAATCCTACAACAGGTTTACACGCTGGAGATTTATTCTTTAATACAGGAACTGGAAAAATGTTGGTATATGATACCACAGGTACTCCAGGATGGGAAGAAGTACAAAGTATAGGTAATTTCTTTATATCTAGTTTTACAGAATCTTTTGATGGTAGTCGTATAGATTTTACATTATCTAATGCTCCAAGTAGTGCTCAACAAGTCATATTAAGTATTAATGGTGTAATTCAAAAACCAAACTCAGGTACTGCTAGACCTTCTGAAGGTTTTTCATTAAACGGTGCTACTGTACAATTACCAACAGGATCTGGACCTGCTAATGGTACTGATTATTTTGTAATCGTAATGGGTTCTACAGTTAATATTGGAACTCCAAGTAACAACACAGTAACTGAAGCCATACTGCAAAACGGGTCAGTTACTAACGATAAAGTAAGTGCTAATGCAGCAATAGCTGGTTCTAAAATATCTCCTAACTTTGGCTCTCAAGCGGTTACTGGTGGTCATAGTACTTTTCAAAACTTAACTGCATTAGGTTTGACTTTAAGTCATACAAACGCAGCAATAAATTTTACTGATTCAAATAACAATCCAGATTACTCAGTTATAGTTGACGGAGGTGTTTTTGATCTTAACTCTGTAACACCAGCAGCAAATATAATCAAGATTAATACTGATGGACACATTGATGTTTCAACAAATGTAGATTTTGCGGCTGGTATTGATGTAACAGGAGCTACGACTCTTACCAGAAGTAATGATAATGCAACAACTCTCGTAGTAACTAATAACGGAACTACTGGTGGACATGGTCTACAAATTAGTTCTGGTGGTACTGGTGGTGGATCAAGATTACTTGACATAGAATCACATAATCAAGCAACTGCTAAAACTAGATTTCAAGTTACCGCAGATGGTCATGTAATAATACCAACCGACTCACCTAGTTCTAACGAGGGTAGATTACAAATTGGTGTTAGTCAAGATTTCCAAGTTTACCATAATGCAACTAATACTTATCTAGACAACAAAACTGGACATTTATATATAAGAAATCACGAGACTAATAGTAATAGTATCTACGCAACGCTAAAAGAAGGTCAAGAGTTTGGAGTATTTAAAAATGGTACTTCTGAATGGTTATTCAAAGGTGCTGCTGGAGGTTCGTTTGAAGCATGGCATGATGGCACTAAGAAATTTGAAACTACAAGTTATGGTGCATTAGTTTCTGGAAATATACAATCAAACACTATTTACCCTAGTGCTAACAATTCTTACGATTTGGGTACATCATCTACACGTTGGGCAAACATTTTCACCAATGACCTTAACTTATCTAACGAAGGTTCATCTAATGACGTTGACGGAACTTGGGGAAGCTATACTATACAAGAAGGTGCAGAGGATCTATTTTTGATTAACAGACGCAATGGTAAAAAGTATAAATTTAATTTAACGGAGGTATCATAATGGCTCCTATATACATAGGAAATAGAAAAATTTATGGAACTGACACATCTAACCCTGGTTCTGCTACAGAGGGTGATATTTATTGGCACTCAAATGATAATGTCTTTAAATATTATGATGGTACTTCATGGCAAACAATTGCAAATGAGGCTCTAGGTAAGTCATCAGCTTTTGCTGCAAGTAATGCTGCTGCAATTTATGCAACTGGAAATAGAACTAACGGATACTATTGGATTAAAGGAGATGGTACAAGAAGTGCTAGATTAATTTATTGCATTTTAGACGCTCAATGGGGTGGCGGTGGCGGTTGGATGGTTGTTGCTAATCATGATGGTTCAAAAGAACCTCATGCAGGGCATCAAGCAAGAGTTACTGCTAGAACAGATCAAATTGGTAGTGATGATGGATCAGGTAATCCTGGTTCTAGCTCAATGGTTCCAGCAAAAAGTTTTAGTGTAGATATGGTTGGAGTGAGCTATACAAAATTCCTTCACATGGCATATCCAAGTTCAAGTTTGTCAACAATAAACACATCTAATTGGTTACGAGCAGATGGTCCTGATGCGTACTATTGTTGTTCATTTAATAGTAGTCAAACAATACCTACAACTCGTTCCTATACTACTGGCAATTTTAATACTAAAGGAATACTTCTTCAATGGAACGGTACAAACCGTAGTCGTAGAGTTGCATACAGTAGTTCTTATGATTGGTGTACTGCTTTTGCAGTTGCAAGTGATGAAAATGGTAGCCCTGATAACACATTTATATTAAATGGATCTGGTGCTGATACTGCTGATTATCCTGTTTGGATAGCATACGCTACTTTATCAAGTGGTAAAGCAACAAGTACATTCTCATTTAGTGACTCAACCTCTTCTACTGGTGCTTCTGCAACAGGTTTTGATGATTTTCAAGACGGATCAGGTATGAGTGATAATTGGTCAGTAGAAACACAAGGAAGTAACGCCTTTAGAGGTGCACCTTCATTAGTAGCTTTACAGTAATTTTATGGCATTAACACAAGTATCAACAAAAGGAATTAAAGACGCAACAATCTTAAATGAAGATGTTAATGCGTCAGCAGCAATAGCTGGTTCAAAAATTTCTCCTGATTTTGGATCTCAAAATATAGTTACAACAGGATCATTAAGTACTGGACAGCATTTAACTCTTACAGGGGAAAACCCACGAATAACATTTACAGATACCAATCACAATCCAGATTTTGAAGTATATGGAAGTGCTGGAAAGTGGAATGTTTATGACTCAACTAATGGTGTAAACCGATTAATCGTAAATAATGACGGTCACGTTGATATAAATGGCAACTTAGACGTTGGTGCTGGTATTGACGTAACAGGAAACATGGCTGTAACTGGAAAAGCTGGAATTGGAACAGGTGCAGGTACTGCTCCATTAACTGTACAAGGTAATAGTTCTGTACTTAATGTAGATTCTTATCCAACGCTAACACTTACAACTGGTTCAACTGATGCAAATGCAAATAAAGGTACTGGAATTATATTTTTAAATTACGATGGTTCTGGTGGTGCATTTGGTGGAAGTATTCAATGTCTTAAAGAAAATGCAAACAATAATGATCAAGCTAATTTTATGCGTTTTGCTACAAGACCTAATAATGGTGCAGTAACAGAGCGACTTCGCATAACATCAAATGGAAAAATTGGTATAGGTTTAGATAATCCATCAGGTAGATTGCATTTATATGAAGCAAGTAATGATCCCTACATATACATTCAAAGAGGAAGTGGAGATACAGCAGCAACAATAGGCGGAATATTTTGGAAAAACAGCACTAATAATCTTGGATTGATAGATGTTAGAAGTGATGACATAAATGATGGACGTATGAGGTTCTATACAATGGGTGCTGGAACTTTAACAGAAAGAGTCCGTTTAGAGTCAGGTGGTAATCTTAAAATTCTTGATGGAGATTTAGTAATAGGAGCAGCAGGTCATGGTATTGACTTTAGTGATACAAGTGGTCCTACATCTGGTTCAGGTACAAGCGAATTACTTGACGACTATGAAGAAGGTACATTCACACCTACTGTAAGTTCTGGTACTAGTGCGATTTCATATGCTACACAAGGTGGTCGTTACACAAAAATTGGTGATAGAGTTGATTTTACACTTATTATAAGGATTAATTCATCTACCCTTACTGCTGATGCTATTAAGTTTGGTGGTTTACCCTATACTTCAGCAAATGATACTGAAAGAGCTGGCGGTGCATTTATTCCTCAGTCATCTGGTAATTTTGGAACAACAAATACATTTAGGGTTAATGCTAATTCTACTGAAATTCAGGTTATAAGTGCTGCTGGTGATGCTGTTGCTGGAACCGCAACAAGTTTTAATACAAGTAACAGAATGATAGCTCTCACAGGTTTTTATTTCGTATAAAACAGACCGCAGCTACGTCTATAAACTAAGCCTAAACCTGTTTTAATCGGAGATTAATCCTAATGGCATTAAGCGAATCAATAGAATACGACAAGATAGAAGTTGTCGGTCAATATAAAGCGGTACAAGTCCGCAAAGCAACAGTCATCAAAAAAGATGACAAAGAACTTACAAGATCTTTTGAAAGATATGTATTGCAAGCTGGCACGTTAGATGATTCTGATAATTTAGTTGATACTGATTTGTCAGGCGAACCAGCAGAAGTTGTAGCAATTTGTAACGCTGTGTGGACTACTGATGTCAAAAATGCATATAAAGCTAAACTAGTTGCAGACAAAAAAATCTAACAAATGCACAGACCTACAACTGAAGAACTTCAAACTGAACTACAAGAAGTAGTTAAAAAGCACAACGATGCTGTAGAAATTCAAAACCAATGTAAAACTAGGTTTACTGAAATCCAAGCAATTTTAAAAGACAGAGCTAGTTGTGAGGAAGTAACTAAAGAAGGCTAGTGGAAAAGCCTTTAATTAACATACCTTCAAGTGGTTCTATATTTATTCCTGGAAAGGTATCTTTTGAATTGCCTTTGGTAACTCCAGCTTCTTACGATCCATTTCTAATTCCTTCAAAGGAACAGATGGAGTCAGCCCTTCAGGAAGAGAAGGTGAAAGAGTCCGAAGAATCAAAAGACGATTCAAATTCAACGGAAATAGGACCACAAGTAAAACCACCGTCAATACCGACAAACCTGCCGAAACCCAAAGAAAACGTAACATCAGAAGAAGTATTAGCTACATTCACTATACCTTTGTTAGGTATGGAAATGGCAATTCCAACACCTGAAGTTATTACAACGAGTGTTGTAGCTGCTGGTACAGCTTCTTTAATTACGGTGGCAGGTGGTATGGCGACTCAAACTGCTGTTAATTATTTAAAGAAAATATTTAAAAAAATCTTTACTAAGGTGTTGAAGAAGGAAGTGAAAGAGATTCAAAAGACTTCTGATTCTTCTTCACATAACTCGAAATAGATATTATGTCTCCACATAAACCAAACATAGGACTTTTAGGATTTATCATATAACCCTGTGAATATAATTTTGCACATTGGTTAAATCTTATAAGCTCTCTATCGTAGTTAACTTTTAAATTTTCAGCCTCAGACCGCTTTATATTCCTTTGTACAAGCTCTAAACAGCTTTCATGATACTTTGCACCTAAAGGAACCATCCAACTTATCTGAAAACCCCATCCTTGACTTATAGAATATGCTTCTGATTGAGAATCATTACCAGTATAAAATGGTGTAAAACTCATACTAGGAGTTGAGCATACAATATTACGTCCGTAATAATTTTTGCTTGTTGCTCCCTGGTTTATTTGCATATTTTGATTAATGATGCTGGAATTACCAACAGCATTAGGAGCTGCTATAGATTGATTACCTTCTTCTTCTGCTTTTACTGGATTTCCTATTGAGAGAAGACAGATAAGGAAGTAATAGTAGAAGTTGTTGTGATATTTTCTGAAATATCGTGTTGCTCTACTAATCCAGCAGCTCTGGTTGTAATGTTTAGTGACCACGGTACTGTTGCATCACTTACAGTATAAGTTGTATCGGACGCAGTAATAGATGCACTAGGAGTTACGTTAGTACCTTCCCATGTGTTCACAGTAGATCCATATACCTGGATTTGGTGAGTACGGGTTATTGTCTGAGTAGTATTTGTAGTTGAGTTACTACTACCTGTAGTGAATGCAGGTGTTATTTGGTTAGCTAATACTGCATTAGGTATTAGTAATGCTATTAATAATAATTTTTTCATTGTTTAGTTTCCCTTGGTTTAGAACTGCCACCATTTCTACCGTTACCAATAGACAAGCCTAGACTCGCAGTCGATGCTGAAAATACACTTGCTATAAAAGTCGGGTCAAAATCCAAAATCTTTTTACCATCAGGCTTTTCGTAGTATGAAACGGTTAATAAAAGTCCAGACCACAATAAAATTGTGATTTTTACTGCATCATGCAGCCACTCTCTTTTATTTTCTTCTTGTTCCATTGTTAAATCCTGGATGTTTGATTTCTATAAACCAATCCTTCTCTCCAAATTTACCATTTTCTACGACAATTGGCTGTGTAGTTTGCTCCAATTCATCCATTTGTTTATGGTAATTTTTAATTTCATTTGTAATATTAGCCTTAGTTTTTATTTCTCTATACCAAGCTATAATTAGATCTATGTAATATTTAATTAGTTTTTTAAAAAATAATGCCATTTGTAAGTGAAAAACAAAAGAAGTATCTCTATGCTAACAAACCTAACGTAGCTGCAAAATTTGCAAAAGATTCAAAAAATGCAAAAATAAAGAAAGGTTATAAACTAAAACCATGAGTGAATTTGAAGACGCAAAAAAGTCAGAAGCTTTTTTCAAAGAATACAAAAGAAAATTGCAATGGCGTATGCAATTAAAAAAGATTAGAGAAGAACAAGAAAAACAAAATAATAGAGGTATAGAACCAGCACCTAAAAAAGGAGGTTAATTATGTTTGGTTATAAGAAAAAGAAAAAAGAGAAAAAAGTAGATGTTACTACAAAACAGAAAAGAGGTAGTCACATAAATCTAATTAATTACTATAATAGTTCAGGTGAAATGGGTGCAAAACCCGATCATTGGACGGATAAAGACGTTTCCGATTACATTCAAAACCACGCTAACTAATCATGCTTGTATTACTCAAACCAATTTTAATGAAGTTTGCCACTTCAGATTCTGTAAAATCTTTAATTGTGCAACTTCTTAAAAAATTAGCTTCTACCACAGATAATAGTGTGGACGACAAAGCTGTAGAATTTATTGAGAAAAGTTTATTCCCAGAAAAAGATGGCTAGAAGAAAACTACAAGGAATGGCATCTGAGGATGAGCTACAAGCTCTCCATAGGTTAGTTGCTACTAAATTAGTAGATCAACTAAATAGAGAGGATGTAAAGGCTTCTGACCTTGCTAACGCTATTAAATTCCTTAAAGATCAAGGTATTACCTTAGACAAGAATGGAGATGTTTCAGCAATAACTGAAATGATTTCTTCACTTCCTGATATTGATATGTCTAAAGTAAAGTCCTATATTAATGCATAAGAAGAGTTTTTCTTTTTAATGCAAAAATCATTAACCCTGGCATGACACATTCACCTCATGTTGGGGTTTTTGTGTTTTCTACGCCAGAGGATATTATGGCAAATTTACAAGCCCTACAATCACAAGATGCTGTTAAACAATGGAGACAATCAATTAAAGAAGCTTTTAATTTTCAATGTGCTTACTGTGGTACAAAAAGTTTTAACTTAACACTAGATCATGTACAACCTAAAACTAAAGGAGGAGAAAACTTGTCAACTAATATTGTTCCAGCTTGTATAGCTTGTAATCAAGCAAAAGGTAGTCATAATTGGAAAGTGTGGTATCGTAAACATACTCGTTATTGTATAGAAAGAGAACAATTTATTAACAACTGGATTAGTGCCTGATAAACATCAACAGATTATAAAAGAAGCTATAGATAGTTTTCCTGTATTTGCTACTCATTTATGGCATTTTTTAAGGTTACCTAGTCCTACACCTGTTCAGTATCAATTAGCTGATTACCTGCAAAATGGTCCTAACAGAAGAATCATTATGGCATATAGAGGTTGTGGTAAAAGCTTCTTAACTGCTGGCTATGTGCTCTGGAGGCTGCGTAAAAACCCAGATACTAAAGTATTGGTCATATCAGCAGCACAAGACCGTGCAGACGCTTTTAGCGTGTTTTGCCATGACTTACTTAGAAACTGGTTTATGGTTAAGGATTTATTTCCTAGCGACACTCAAAGATTTTCTAAGGTAGCTTTTGATGTTTATGGTTCTAAACCTGATCAAAGTCCTTCAGTACGGTCAAGTGGTATTTTTGGACAAATAACTGGTTCCAGAGCTGATTTAATCGTAGCTGATGACGTAGAAACACCTCAAAGTTGTGAAACTCAACTTATAAGAGACAAACTTAGAGAATCTATTAAAGAATTTGACTCAATTATTAAACCTGGAGGTCAAATAGTCTTTCTTGGTACTCCTCACACACAAGACAGTATTTATGGAAAGTTAGAACTAGCTGGTTATACTCCCAGAATATGGACAGCTTTATACCCAACAGCTAGAAAACGTAAAGACTATTATCAACATCGACTAGCCCCTAAAATAGCTTCTGATTTAGATAAAGATTCTAGTTTAGCTGGTCATCCTGTAGATCCAGATAGATTTAACTGGGAAGAACTAGAGGCTCGTAAAGAATCAATAGGTAGGTCTACTTTTAATCTTCAATTCTTATTAGACATTAGTTTATCTGATGAAGAAAGGTATCCTCTCAAATTAATGGATCTATGTGTATTTCGTTTAAACAGAGAACAAGGTCCAGATAAGGTTGTATGGCTTGCTAACGGTGATAAAGCTTTAGATTTACCTTCTGTGGGGCTTCACGGTGATCTCTTTTACAAACCTGCTCAAATCGGGTCTGAATTTATTGATTACACGGGGGTTGTACTCGCTGTGGACCCTTCTGGACGAGGCAGCGATGAGCTTGGCTATGCGGTAGTCGCCTACTTGAATGGTAACCTCTTTCTCCTTGCTTCTGGAGGTCTTAGGGGCGGTTACAGCGAAGTTAATCTTAAGAAACTCTCCCTCATTGCGAAGGAATACAAGGTTAAACAAATATTGGTTGAAAGCAACCTTGGACTCGGTATGTTCAGCGAGCTTTTGAAAAGATATTTGGGTACTATTTACCCATGCTCTATCGAAGAGGTCAGACATACAAAACAAAAAGAAACTAGGATTATTGATACTCTTGAACCTGTCATGAACCAACACAGGCTCATGGTCGATACTGACATAATCGCTAAAGATATTGCTTCCACTCAATGCTATCCAACAGAAACTAGATCTCAATACCAGCTCTTTTGGCAAATGACCAGGATTACCAAAGAGAAAAATTCGATTAGACATGATGACCGCCTTGATGCTCTTGCAATGGCTGTGCAATTCTTTACAGAGAATATGGCATTAACTGAACAAAAAGCTATAAAAACTAGGGAACGAGAACAATGGGAACTAGAAAGACAGTTTATACAAGGTGAAGGTGGCTTAAACGTAGGAGTACTAGGTTACGCTAAATCTTTAGAAGATTTACAAAAAGCTTCTTTAGGTGCTTCAGGTGGTGCTAACTGGTTAGACGGATATTAATGAGAAAGACAAACACTATACTAATAGAACATTTAAATAATAACTGTTATTTAACTACTCCTTTAACTGCTCAGTTAAATGACATATAATATATATTATATACATACTATATAGATGACTAGGAATTATAGAAAGGAATATGATAATTACCAAGGTAAACCTGAACAAATTGCTAATAGAAGTAGTAGAAATACCGCTAGACGTAAGCTAAAAAACTCTGGTTATAAGTTAAAAGGTAAAGATGTTGATCATAAAGACGGTAACCCAAAAAACAACAGTATAGCTAACCTTAGAGTAAGATCAAAAAGTTCTAATAGGTCTAGGAAATAGATGAATCATGCAAAAATACATCCAAATGTTCCTGAAAAGCAGGTATTACAAAAATTTTAAGAGGTCTTTACGCTTTAACAGGTGGCATTTACTAAATCCTAAAGAAATGCGGTTAGAACTGTATAAACAATACTTAGATAGTCTCTATAAAAAGTAGTGAAATATTTTTGTTGCTAATTTTTGAGCACCTTACGAATATGTTGGCGGCTGACTCCCCCCTTGGGGGCTTATGGCTTCCTTTTA